ATTCATACAACCACTATCGCTTCTGGCGTTTAATCAAGGAGCTAAATCATGGCTATTTCACGCGCACAACTGCTGAAAGAGTTGCTCCCCGGTCTGAACGCTTTGTTCGGTATGGAGTATGCTCGCTACGGCGAAGAGCACAAAGAGATCTACGAAACAGAGACCTCTGAGCGTTCATTCGAAGAAGAGACCAAGCTTTCTGGCTTCTCAGCCGCACCTGTTAAGAACGAGGGCTCAGCCATCGCTTACGACAATGCACAAGAAGCATGGTCAACTCGATACACACACGAAACCATCGCCTTGGGTTTCTCAATCACTGAAGAAGCGATTGAAGATAACTTGTACGACAGCTTGTCTGCTCGTTACACCAAGTCTTTGGCTCGTGCTATGGCTTACACCAAGCAAGTTAAGGCTGCTGCAGTCTTGAACAACGGCTTCTCCGCTAGCTACCCCGGTGGCGACGGTGTGTCTTTGTTTAACGTAGCTCACCCCTTGATCTCTGGTGGCGTCAACAGCAACACTCCTTCTACACAAGCTGACTTGAACGAGACTTCCTTGGAAGCCGCCGTTATTCAAATCGCTGCTTGGACAGATGAGCGTGGTTTGCTGATTGCTGCTAAGCCTAAGAAGTTGATTGTTCCTCCAGCTTTGATGTTCACGGCTAAACGCCTGTTGGACACTGAGTTGCGTGTAGCTACTGCTGACAACGATATCAACGCGTTGAAGCAAATGGGCGCAATCCCTGAAGGTTACACTGTCAATCACTTCTTGACAGACACAAACGGTTGGTTCTTGACCACTGACGTGCCTAACGGTCTAAAGCACTTCGTTCGTACACCGCTGCAAAACAGCATGGACGGCGACTTCGACACAGGTAACGTTCGCTATAAGGCTCGTGAGCGTTATAGCTTCGGCTGGTCTGATCCTCTCGGTATGTTTGGATCTTCAGGTTCGACCTGATAAAAAGTGAGAAGGGGGCCTTGTGCCCCCTTTTCTTTTGGTGTATATTGCTTTTAATCCGGGCTTTCCGGTGCATTAGACAGTCCCGGCTGACGACATACAGACTGATGCACTTAACTTGTATGTAAGGACATATCATGGCAACCACCACGTTCTCCGGCCCAGTTGTATCTAACAACGGCTTCATTACCGGAACATCTTCTTCCCCCATCGCTGTTACTTCAGCAACAAACATTGACGCAGCTTTTGCTACGACATCCGCCACTACTGGCGACACACGTTTAAATTACAACAAACTAACCTTTACCTCTACAGGTTCAGGCGAAACGCTCCGTGCTTTCTCTGTTGTTACTGGCGCTAGCGCAGCTACTGCTGGAACAATCAACGGCGCACACATTTCTTGTGAAATTGACGGTGCTTCAGCTTCCATTTCTGGCGCTGCTAACGCAATTCGCGCTACTTTGGGCGGCACTGATGCTACTCCCGGTGGTACTTTGGCTGTGATCCAGTTGGATACCAACTACACAGTTAACGCAACTTTGCCAGCTACCGCTTCGTTTATTCGTGTGACTGACAGCGGTGCAAACACTGGTGAAATTCCTTTGTTTATTAACATTGATACAGCTCCTGCTGCTACGATTGCTCCTGCTGCAACCAGCGTAACTACTGTGGCTAAAGCAATCAAAGTGATGATTGGCGGCACTGTGTATTACGTCCCTGCTTACTCTACATTTGCATAATGCAGATCACCAAGGAATTCTTGGAGACTGAGATTCGTGACCTTGAGACTGAAGCACAGAAGGCGCAAACCTTTTTGACTCAGGCTCAAGCCACGATCCAAGCGTACAAGATGCTCATAAACAGGCTAGACGCACCGGAATTGGAGCAAAAAAATGACGATGCAATATGATGTTAAACAAGGGCACCTAAACCAAAGTGGTTTTTTTGTGCTTGGGCGCAACCGTGTAAAAGGCATTTCTTTTTACGGTGGTGGTGGAACTTTAGTTTTGTTTGATACAACCGTAGCCCCAGTAACTTCAAGCGTAACTTATGGTCGTACCGGCACGTTAGTTACTGTGGCTAAAACTGCGCACGGGTTAACAACCGGCACTGTTGTTGGTATTCACTTTGCTACTGGTTCAGGCGGAGCCGCTACTGATGGTAATTACGTAATTACTGTAACAACCGCTGATGCCTTTACGATCACAGACATTAATACTGGGAATATTACAGGTTCTCCAGCGGCGCTTTATGTCAGTGGTGAAAATCGTAGGTTAATAACTTATGAGACTCACGCAACAGACGAATTCCAAAATTCCCCCCTTATTCCCGGCGAAGGCGTATTAGCAGTAAATGGAATTTATGCTTATATGAGCGGTATTGACGGGGCGCAGATTTATTATGGCTAAGTCACCCGCATGGCAGAGAGCAGAAGGGAAGAACCCAGAAGGCGGATTGAACGCCAAAGGGCGAGCCTCTGCGAAAGCGCAAGGCATGAATTTGAAACGGCCCCAGCCCGAAGGCGGCTCCCGGCGCGACTCTTTCTGTGCGAGGATGAGTGGAATGAAAAAGAAGTTGACCAGCGCAAAGACAGCCAACGATCCGGATTCACGGATAAATAAGTCTTTGAGGGCTTGGAATTGCGCTGATGGCGGATATGTAAACGCAGCCGACGGTTGCGCTACTAAAGGTAAGACAAAAGGGCGGATGGTATGACCGAACACCACGACACAGCTAAAGCAGTTGCAGATGGCGCAGCAGTCTTGACGACTATTGGCGTTATGGCTACGTGGCTTCCGCCTTTGGCGTCGCTGTTCACAATTATTTATCTTGGTCTCCGTATTTGGGAGTCTGACACTGTTCGCGGATTGACTAAACGCAAAGAGGCTACAAATGCCAGCGACGAGTGAAAAACAAAAAAAAATCATGGACGCTGCGGCTCATAACCCAGCGTTTGCTAAAGCATCTGGCGTTCCTGTAAAAGTTGCAAAAGAGTTTAGTGAAGCAAGTAAAGGTATGAAGTTTGGTAAGGACACTGATACGTCTCGTGCCGATCTTCAGAAGATTAACAAACCAAAGACACTTCATGGCAAGATGTCGGTAATGAAAGGCGGCGGTATGGCTACTAAGAAAATGTTTGGCGGCAAGGAATCCATGAAGGAAGAATTGGCCGAGGCTAAAGCAATTAAGTCTGGGAAAATCACCCCCATGCAGTACGCTAAAGGTGAAAAATCTGAAGGAGTGCATGGTATGAAAAAGATGGCAAAAGGCGGTAGCGCCGGTAACGGTATCACTACAGCCAAAATGGGTACAGTTAAAGCTGGTGGCTTTAAAGGCAAAGGCGAGCACGCTGTCCAGTCTAAAGGTATCTCAAAGGGTACTATGGTCAAAATGAAAGCCGACGGCAAGCCTTTGGGCATGAAAAAAGGCGGCATGACCAAGAAGATGAACATGGGCGGCAAGTCCTGCTAAGGAACTAATATGGCTGATCCAGTCTACACCGCTGAAATGGGGCAACCACCTACGGATCCCGAAGGCGTTCCTGCCACTAAAAAACCAGCGCCTAAAAAACCAGCGCCTAAGAAGCCTGCACCTCCAAAGGATACAGTCTTCCGTGAGGGTATGCCTGTACCCCAAGATATTGACGGCGCATCTGTAAGCAAAAAAGCTAAAGGTGGATCAGCCTCTTCTCGCGCTGATGGAATTGCCACACGTGGTAAAACTAATTGCAAAATGTATTAAGGAGTTAATCATGGCACGTAAAATGAAACGCTATAACGGCGCAGAGGGTAGCAAAGTTGAAATGGATCCAATGGAGGCAGCTAATATTGCCTTTGAAGCAGAGCCCAAAGCCCCACTCAAAGAAATGGGTGACGGTAGTGCTGCGGAAGCAGCCGGACAATTTGGTGACGCAGGTTCTGGCAGAACTGTAAAAGCTACCCCCAAGGCCGCTCCTAAAACCGCGCCTAAAGCTGCTGCTAAATCTGAATCCGCACCTGCCGCTAAAGCAGCCCCCGTTGACAAAACCAAGATGTCTTTATCAGAGCGTGCCAAGGCAAGCCGTGAAAGCGCTAGAAGCGGCAGTGGCCCAACTGATACACGTTCAGTTAGCCAACGTTTACGCGCTGCTTTTGGTATGAAAAATGGTGGCTCCGCTTCTAGCCGCGCCGACGGTATTGCTTCACGCGGCAAGACTAACTGCAAGATGTACTAATCATGATGGCATCCCGTGGTATGGGGGACATAAACCCCAGCAAAATGCCAAGTGCGAAACGTAAGTCTCGCAGGGATGACACCGACTTCACTCAGTACGCTGATGGTGGTAAAGTAAACGCTGCTGGCAATTACACAAAACCTAGTCTTCGCAAGAGGATTGTGTCCCAAGTAAAAGCCGCAGCAACGCAAGGTACAGGTGCGGGACAGTGGTCAGCACGCAAAGCTCAACTTGTTGCTAAGAAGTACAAAGCAGCAGGTGGGGGGTATCGAGATTGAAAGCGCCTCAGAAATCATTAAAGGACTGGGGTGACCAAAAATGGAGAACCAAAAGTGGCAAACGCTCTTCTGACACGGGTGAAAGATACCTTCCAAGCGCTGCGATCAAAAGTCTCAGCCCTGCTGAGTACGCTGCGACGACCAAAGCCAAGCGGACAGGAAAAGCCGCCGGAAAACAATTCGTAGCCCAACCAAAAAAGATAGCAAAGAAAACAGCAGGCTTTAGATAATGGCAATTACTTCTGGCGCATCAACATTTAATCTTCAGCTAGATGAGCTAGTTGAGGAAGCGTTTGAACGCGCTGGTGGTGAACTGCGTACTGGCTATGACCTACGCACTGCACGCCGCAGTTTGAACATCATGTTTGCAGATTGGGCCAATCGCGGCATCAATATGTGGACTATTGAGCAGGGCGAAATTACTCTGGTACAAGGCCAAAACACGTACGCTTTGCCAGATGACACGGTGGATTTGATTGAGCATGTTATCCGTACACAGGCTAATATCCAAAACAATCAGGCTGACTTAACAATTACGCGTATTAGTGTTTCTACCTACGCTACGATCCCCAACAAGATTCAACAAGCTAGGCCAATTCAGGTCTGGATTCAGCGCTTCAACGGGCAGAATTCCCCAATTGCGGCCACGTTAACCACAACCATTACGTCTACTAGTACAACCATTGTGCTGAACGACGTGACGGGTCTGCCTTCTACTGGCTTTATTAAGATTGATGATGAGATCATCAACTATGGCTACATCACTCAGAATACAAATGCTAAGTCCGGCACGCTCTACAACTGCTTCCGTGGTCAGCAAGAAACCATCGCTGTAGCTCATACTGCAGCAGCTACTGTGTACTGGGCGCAAGTCCCCGCTGTTACTGTTTGGCCGACTCCAGATTCAGCCCAGCAGTACACGTTTGTTTACTGGCGCTTACGCCGCACGCAGGATGCGGGTGGTGGTGTGAACGTGATGGACATCCCATTTAGATTTATCCCCTGTTTGGCCGCTGGCTTGTCGTATTACTTGGCGTTGAAGATTGCCGGTGGCGCTGAGCGCCTGCCTGTGCTAAAGCAGCAATACGATGAGGCTTGGGAATTAGCGGCAACAGAAGACCGAGAGAAGGCCGCTATTCGCTTTGTGCCTCGTCAACAATATATTGGGGGCACCTGATGGGTAATAGGTTTGCTTCTGGCAAATGGGCAATTGCGCAGTGCGACCGTTGCGATCAACGGTTCAAGTTAAAAGTGTTGCGTAAAGAGATCATCAAGACAAAGAACTATGACTTGTTGGTTTGCCCTGAGTGCTGGGATCCCGATCAGCCACAGTTGCAGTTGGGTATGTACCCGGTTGATGACCCACAAGGCTTGAGGAATCCTCGCCCTGATCGGAGTTATTATCAGTCTGGTTTGAGTGGCTTGCAGCTTACAAATACCAACAGCACCGCAGCAGATGCTGATGGGTTTCCAGAGCAGGGCAGTCGAGTTTTTCAGTGGGGGTGGAATCCCGTTGGTGGGGCACGCGGCCCTGATGATGGTTTAACACCAAATTACTTGGTTTTAAACGTGGAAATTGGTACAGTTACGGTTACAACGACATAAGGAGTCGAACATGGACGCAAAGAAAGCACTTAAAGCACACATGGCTAAAGGCATGAAGTCTGCACATCCCGATGCTGCAGTTAAAAACATGCGTGCCGGTGGCAAAACTAACAGCGATATGCTAAAGATGGGTCGTGGTTTGGCTAAAGTTGCCAACCAAATGAGCCCCGGTCGTCGCTCTGGTCGTGGAGGTTAATATGCACAGCCAAGACGAATTCAAATACTTTGACGCAAATACCAAAGACCCAATTGGTAAATACGTCCAACCTAAAATTTATCCATCGGTTGTTGTTGGCGAAGAAGACAACGCTAAATATCTGCGGGAAACGCCTACTAACGTAGCTAACTCTCGTAGCCAAGGATATAAACCCACAAAAACTTCTGGCGAAACAATGCGTGGCGCAGGTGCAGCCACTAGAGGTACTAAGTTCCGTGGGCCATCTGCATGAATTACACTGAACTCAGCAACGCTATTCAAGCGTACACGGAGAACACGGAAGCAGATTTCGTGGCTAATATCCCCGTGTTCGTTCAGCAAGCTGAGCAGCGTATTTACAACACCGTTCAGTTCCCATCTATTCGCAAAAATATGACGGGCGTGGTATCCACCACTAGTACATACTTGTCCGCACCTGATGACTATCTAGCTACCTATTCGTTAGCAGTGATTGATGCTTCTGGAAACTACGAGTATCTGCTGAACAAAGACGTTAATTTTATTCGTCAGGCTTACCCCCAAGCTACAGATACAGGGCTTCCAAAGTACTACGCTTTATTTGGCCCCGCTGTTAGTGGTAGTACGATTACCAATGAACTGACGTTTATTCTTGGCCCCAAACCAGATGCTAACTACACCGTTGAGTTGCACTATTACTATTATCCCAAGTCAATCACATTAACTCCGTTCACTTCATGGCTTGGCGAGAACTTTGACTCTGTGTTGTTGTACGGTTCTTTGGTTGAGGCTTACACCTACATGAAGGGTGAACAAGACATGATGGCGTTGTACAACGGTAAGTACCAAGAAGCACTTGCGTTGGCTAAACGTCTGGGCGATGGTATGGAGCGTCAGGATGCTTATCGTTCTGGTCAGTATAGACAGGCGGTGACCTGATGGCTCTTCAACAAGGCGCTACCGATGCTTTTAAGACCGGCTTGGCAAACGGTGCATACAATTTTTCCACCGATTCATTTAAGATTGCGTTGTATACAGGCTCAGCTACATTGGGGCCTGATACGGCTGTCTACACAAGCCTAAACGAAGTTGTAGCTACAGGCTACACCGCAGGTGGCATAGCTTTGCCGGTTTCTGTTGTGCCGACATCAGCAAATAACATCACATACATTTCATTTTCTAACGTTACTTGGTACGGTTCAATAACCGCACGGGGTGCTTTAATATACAAATCTAGTGGCTCAAATCCAACCGTTTGTGTACTAGACTTTGGGTCTGATAAAACTTCTGTTATTTCGCTTACTGTGCAGTTCCCAACCGCCGATAGCGCTAACGCAATCATTCGCATAACTTAAGGAAACCTATGGCACTTGTAAACACAACCAAAGGCGAAATGGACGAAGCCCTGCTTGAGAAAAAAGAAGGTTTCGTTGATAATGAAGACGAGTACACCACTTGGGTGGAGTATTGGTTGGATGGGGAACTTGTGCACAGATCCGTGCACGTTCAGTTAAAAAAATCCGTGGTTCTTTCAGGTTCCACAGCTTCTTTCGAGTAAAGGAAAAATCATGGCAAATACTCAAGCAATGACAACAAGCTTTATGGGCGAGTTGATGACTGCAACCCATAACTTTGGAACGGCCCCAGTTAGAGCAACAGGGGCAACAGATAGTTTTAAAGGGGCGTTGTATTTAGCTTCAGCTACAGTAAATGCGTCGACCACTGCGTACTCTTCTTCTAACGAAGTTACTGGTACAAACTATTCTGCTGGCGGCGTAGCAGTTACATTTGGCACACCCCCAACAGCGACTAATAGCTCTACAACAGCGGGCGTTGCGTTTGTTACGCCTTCAGCCAGTATTACGTATACCAACGTGACATTGACTACAGCGTTTGACGCGGTTTTGATTTACAACTCGACGCAAAGCAATAAAGCAGTGAGTGTGCATACCTTTGGTTCACAGACTGTAACTGCTGGTACGTTCACTTTGACAATGCCTTCGAACACCACATCTACTGCGTTGCTGCGTTTAGCTACAACCTGATCCTCCTAAACAGGAGGGCAGGACATGACAACCGCATGGGGCGCAGGGGCGTGGGGCGACAATAGTTGGGGAGGTCAGCAATCTGAAATCTCCGGCGTTGCCGCGTCTGGTGCTGTTGGAACAGCGGGTGTAAGTGTTACTGTTGCGTTATCGGGTGTTAGTGCTTCTGGCGCGGTAGGTACAGCTACAAGCTCTGTTGAGTTTCCTGTACCTATTACGGGAGTAGCGGCTACGGGGGCGGTTGGGGCGGTTGCTGTTGCAGAAAGACAGATTGCTTTAACGGGGGTATCGGCCACGGGGTTGCCGGGAGAGATTTCAATTCCCGGGCGTGAATCTGGTCTTGAGGGTGTTGGAGCTACAGGCGCGGTTGGAACTGTAGCTGTCAGTGCGGCGGAAGGTGAAGACGGGGTTGTAGCCACAGGCGCAGTTGGTACAGTTGTACCTACAAGAGAGGTTGCAATTTCTGGAGTGTCCGCTAGTGGCGCAGTTGGCAATACAGAATTTTCGTTCTTTGATAATTTATCAGGGGTTGATGCTACAGGCGCTGTTGGTAGCGTAGGAACAAGTAAAACTGTTGCAATTAGTGGTGTTGCGGCTACTGGCGCAGTTGGTACGGTGGAGTTTAACTTCCAAATAACCACCGTTTCGGCTACAGGCTCTGTTGGTAACGTCTCGGTTGGAGATAGGTCAATTGCACTGACAGGTGTTGACGCTTCAGGGCTTATTGGAGATGAAGTTCCCGTTAAGGCATTAGCCCT